ACGTGGCCTTCTATTGTTATACAAGATATACTTGTGGCAGGTTCGATTGAAGAGCGCCAGTACGAGGCTTTACAACAAAAGAACGCAGTTGCTAACGCTGTTATGGATGGCCAAGGCATAGATGACAAGGGTGGGGTTGCTCTAACCGTAGAGAGCCTTAACTCTTTTCTAAGAAAGGCGGTTGTGTAATGGGTAAAGCCAAGACACCGACAAAGACTATTAGAGTCCCAGACTCTTTATGGGCTGAGGTCAAAAAGAAAACAGCCGAAGAGAAAGTCACAGTGACAAGTGTGATACTCTCGGCTCTTAATAAGTACGTAGGTAAAGAGTAAGATTCGTTAAGTAAAGACTAAGGGGATATATGAGCTTTTCAATAGATGACTTAAAAAGCAATGTAAAACAGTACGTTGTTATTAAAGACCAATTAGAGATGTTAACTACTCGCCAAACAGATATTAAAAACAGGCTTATGGAAGCTTTAGAAGAGCATGGCGAAACTGATGGCAAAGGCCATAAGATTATAGATTTAAGTGATGACTCTATAGGAATTACTCAAATCATTAGACAGCGAAAAGCTTCAAAGACTTTTGATATGGAAACCGCTGAACGAGTATTAAATGAAAAGAATATATATGAAAAATGTATAACTATGGTACCTACATTAAACGAAGATGCAATTATGGCAGCTTTTTATGATGGTGTTCTGACAGAAGAAGAGATTGATTCCATGTTCCCTACAAAAGTAAGTTATGCCTTTTTAGCAAAGAAATAATATGACATCTGATTTTATAGAAGAGGCTTTTGTTGGACTAGACGCTTTTTACCCAGGAAGCAAACGTAAAAAGAAGTCTTTAGTACAAGAAGAGAAGATACGGGAGCAAAAGCTTGCATGGGATTCCAAGCCATACAAGAAGACTTTGCCAAATGGTAACGAGGTAGAAATGTTTACCATCGGCGCGTTGTCTAAGGCTTTGGGCAGACCTATTGTTACTCTTTACCAATGGATGGACGCAGGCTACCTGCCAACCTCTCCATACCGTTTACCTGATACAACAGGTAAAAACGGGGTAGTAATCGCCGGAAGACGCCTATATACACGTGAAATGGTTGAGGTTACTGTAGAATTGTTTTCTCGGTCTGGACTACTAGAGAAATCTAGAATAAACTGGGCCGTGAATCGCAAGCTCTCACAAGAGTTAAGCGAGGCATGGGATAAGATCCGTGCCAAAGAAACAATGAACGAAACTAACGAAAACGATGAAAATCATGAAAGGTACAGCTAATAATGTCAATACAAAAAACAATGCCTGATGTAAACGAATTTGTTGTAGCAGACGATACTCTCTCTGCTAGACCAGCAAACGCTTCATCTACAGTCGCTTCCGGATGGGATGCTGCTGTCGCTTCAATCAAATCAGAACGTGAATACGCTTCTGAATTCAAATGCTCAGAAGAGCCACAGATTATCAAGTTCCTTGACCAAACTGGTCCATTTGCTGTTTACAAACAGCATTTCTTAAATAAAACAGGAAAGCGTTCCTACATCTGGGATGGTTCCGGACCAAATGATCCTTTGCAAACACTTATTCAAAGTCGTCCAGAGGACAAGCGTGGTTTTACCATCGCTAACTTAAGTGAACAACCTACTAAGCGACAAATGTTAATTGCTTCAGTACGTTTGTTTAAGACACTACATGCATCGCACTTTTCCGCACAAGGTCCTTTACAAGGTACCGAAGATCGCCCAATGTACTGGGCATTAAGCCGAACAGGTAAAATGCAATCAACTGTTTATCACCTAACTCCAATCAAGCAGCGTGACTTGATGGAAGACTACGGAATTGATCCCGTAGCAGCTGAAGCTGAAATAGCAAAGATGCAATGCTTTACTGTTGCAGATTTGAACATGTCATCTTACGATGACCTACTTCGTGTAGCACAAGAGCTAAGCTAACAACACGCACTAGAACGGCTGCAGGGCCGGTTTCCCCCTTAATCGGCCCTGTCAGTCTCAAAGGGGATTTATGAACACTATTACAACTATTGAACAACTTAATGAGATGGTTGAGTTTTATCTTAAACAAGACTCATTTGCATTTGACGTTGAAACTGTAGGAACCCGTAGAGGTATGCCTGTAGCAAACGAAGTATTATGGATATCGTTTGCAACTCACGGACGTGGTGACGTAATCCCTTTAGGACATCCAAATGGTGATTTTGTAGAATACATATACCCTCTGACCGCTGTGGGAGAGAAGAGAAAAGAAGAGGGTTTGCCTCTTAGAGATATTGATTACTCTAAAGATAAAAAGAAAGCTAAAAGAGTATTTACCAATCCACCTAAACAGTTGTACCCAGCAGAGGTATTTAAGGCATTAGAGCCTTTGATGTTTAGCGATAAGTTAAAGATTGGTCATAACTTAGTATTTGATTGCTCATCAGTAGCTAAGTACTTTGGTAATAGAATCCCAGAAGGACCTTTCTTTGACACTATGATTGCTAGTTTTATTTACGATAACCGTAATAGAAACAAATTAGGTTTAGACGACTGCCTCCAAAGAGAACTTGGTTACAGTATGGAAAAAGGAGTTGGTAAAGAGGTAGAACTTAACTCTTTTGATGATGTTGCTAAGTACTCTTATTTAGATTCTAAATATACATTCTTATTATCAAAAGTATTAAAGCAAAAACTAGCTGACAACGACGTTGAAAAGGTATTTAAACTTGAGATGCAAGTTTTGTATGTGCTTTGCCATATGAAACTAGCAGGAACGCCTATTGATATGACTGCTTTAACAGAACTTCATGGAAAACTGCACAATGAAATTGAGTCTGCTAGGTCTGACATATATAGAATTGCTGGCCGTGTGTTTAACATTAACTCTAACAATGAACGTAAGGCCATCCTTTTTGGACCAAAGTCTGAAGGCGGTAGGGGTCTAAAGGGTAAAGTACTAACTACCAAAGGTGCCGAAAAAGAAGAAGATGAAAGAGTTTATACAGATTACTCAGTATCTGAAGAAGCGATTGCTGCCTATAGAGACAAAGACCCGTTTGTTAAAGCGCTATTAGACTACCAAGACTTAAACAAGTTACTAACAACTTATGTGGTTCCATATATGGGTGGGGACGTAACTACTACTGTTCGAGGTATTGCTAAAGTTAAATATAGAGAAAGCTTGTTAATAAACGACAAAATCTATTGCGATTTGTTACAGCACGGTGCAGAGACTGGTAGGTTTTCAAGCCGTAACCCAAACTTACAAAATGTACCAGCACCGCATACCGACCATGGAAAGTCTATTAGAAACCTATTCTGCGCTCCAGACGGTTACAAATTAGTTGTTGCTGACTACAGTCAAATAGAACCTAGAGTTATTGCTTCATTTTCTGAAGATCCAATTATGTTATCTAACTACACTGAAGGTAAAGATATCTATACAACCGTTGGCGAAACTATGGGTGTGGACCGAAAAGCGGGCAAAGTATTGGTTTTAGCAATGGCTTACGGTGTTGGACCTGACAAGATTGCTAGACAAATTGGGTGCTCTTTACAAGAAGCAAAAGCTCTTTTAAATAGATTCTCAAAGGAGTTTCCTGCCGTAGACCACTACAGGTATAGAGTTATTGGCGCAACAAGAAACAACTTGTATGTAAGTACATTGGCTGGAAGAAAACGATTCCTTCCAGATATTACGTCAAGAGATATAAAGCTTCGTTCAAGCGCTGAACGACAGGCTTTTAACACTAAGATCCAAGGATCCGCTGCAGACATAATGAAAATGGCAATGGTTAGGGCTCATGCTTTACTTCCAGAAGGTTCTTCTCTTTTACTTACCGTTCACGATGAGCTTGTAACTATTGCTGAAGACAGTATTGTAGACAAAGCAAGAGAGGCTATTCGCAGCGCTATGGAAGACATTTCTTTACTTAAAGTCCCTTTGATTGCTGACGTAAAGGTAGTTAAGAGATGGGGTGAGGCTAAATGAAGTGGTTTAGAAAACGAAAGAAGTCTAAAAAACATAAGACTCACATAACGTTAGACCAAAACAACATAATCCCCTTAACTACATTAGCTAGATGGTACTTATATGACACAGATTTAGAGGAGCCAAACAAAGTTGCTTCTAGGTTAGGCATGACTCTAGTAAGTGACGAAGGCAATGAAAAAGAAATGCAAGACAGCGATAAGCGTATAGATAACATTTTTAGTCTTTATCCGTTTATAGGAGCAATTGCAGACATTAACGCAAAAGCCGTTGCAGCCACTCAAATAATGCATATGGAAGAGAACAGCGGTGGGTCCGACCTACAGGACTCAGAGGCTATTATTTCCGAGTTATACCGAGTTATAGGACACGCTGCTATAACCAGCGCTTTCTCTACCGCCGTAGAACTTGGTATAGTTCGGCTATCCGAAGGAAAAGACGCATCTAGACTAATGGAGGAATATGATGAGTTCTAATTGGTGGGCAAGTAAGTTAGGTAACGGTCAAGCGCCAGCACAGTCTTCCGTCCCCCCGGTAACAACTCAACCAGTGTATCTGCCACCTGAAGTAAAAGAACACAAGTTACCAGCCAGTGCTACAACTGCATCTAGATGCCCAAACTGTTCTAGTCAAAACTATGGCGGAACTGGTGACACTAGACCAAGGTGTTATGATTGCGGTTACCCAATTCAACAAACTGGTTCAGGCACCGCCGGTGTTTCAGTTCCATTAGAAGGACCAACTCAAGCAGCAAAACAAGTTTCTACAGAAAACAACTTCAACCCTCAAGGAATCATAGGACACATTTAATGTCATTACTAGCAAAGACAATTGAAAAGATAAACAAGTCTATTGGCGAGAACACTATTGTACTTGGAAGTGAAATACGTGATGACTTAATGGAAAGGTTTACAACTGGTTCAGTATCTTTAGACGTGATACTAGGCGGAGGTTGGCCAGTAAACCAATGGCATGAGATTATTGGTGAAGCCAGTAATGGTAAGACAGCAATTGCTTTAAAGACGATTGCAGCAAATCAAAAGAAAGATCCAAAGTTCACTACCCTTTGGGTAGCTGCTGAGCAATGGGTTCCTGAGTACGCCGCTATGTGTGGCGTAGACGTATCAAGAGTGTATGTTGTTTCTACAAATGTAATGGAGGAGGCTTATGAAGCGGTTGTCAAGGTTGTTGAAACGAAAGATGTTGATTGTATTGTTATTGATAGTCTTCCCGCTCTTGTTCCTACCTCGGAGGATGAGAAAGAAATGGATGAGTCAACCGTAGGCCGTGGAGCCTTGTTGACAAACAAGTTTTTTAGAAAGATTGGAAAGGCATCTAAGAGGTCTTTAGTAGATGCCGAACGCCCGTTTATTGGATTAATGATTAACCAATGGCGTTCTAAGATCGGTGTTATGTACGGAGACCCACGTACTACACCTGGTGGGTTGGGCAAGGACTACTCATACTTTACTAGAATAGAAGTAAAGAGAGATGAGTGGATTGAAGTAGGAACTGGCCAAGAGAAGCACAGAATTGGCCAGACAATTAAAGTAAGAACAATTAAAAACAAGTCAGCCCCGCCGTCTCAAACGGCATTTATGGACTTTTACTTTGCTGATGGCGGAAGTGTTTCTAAAGGTCAGTACGACTTTGCCAAAGAAATCGTTGCTATGGGCATTTTAAACAAAGTTATTACAAGAGCCGGTGCTTACTACAGATATGGGGATAGGCAGTGGCAAGGCGCAGATGCTATGCTTAGCTCCATACGGGAAGAGGTAGATCTTCGAGAAACCTTTGAACGCGATGTTCTAGATTCTATAAAGGCTAGCTCAAAGTTAGCCGGGGTCTAACATGCGGAGTAAGGGGCAGAAAGAATCGAAGAAGCATGAGGCACGACTCGCTAAGAAAGTAGATGGAAAGCGAAACGCTGGGAGCGGTGCATTCTGGAGTCGAAAAGGTGATGTTCGGTCTAAGGACTTGTTAATAGAACACAAGTGGACCGGCAAAGCCTCCTTCACTATTAAGGCGAAGGTTCTAGAAAAGATTGTTACAGAAGCAATTCTTGACAGTCGCATTCCTGTTCTTGGCATTAGTTTAAATAATGAAAACTATGTCATTATGACAGAAGATGACTTTTTAGAACAACGCCAGAACCTTCAGGAGTGTACGTGTCAGAAGAAGGCGCAGGGCGCATAGATGATTGGCGCTACGAAGCTAAATGTCGAGGGCTTGATACCGAACTTTGGTATCCCCCAAGAGACAAAACTAAATATAAAATCATTGCGGATATCTCAAAAGCGGTCTGTTACGGTAAAGACGGTAAACAAGAATGTAAAGTCCGTAGAGAGTGTTTGCTCTATGCAGATCACATGGACGAGCAACATGGGATCTGGGGCGGTATGTCTCACAGAGAGCGTAATGCATTAAAGAGAAAAGCAAAGAAACAAGGGAAAACACTAAAGCAATGGATTATGGAGCACTAATTGTCAGAAACTAAGTTTAAACCGTCAGGGGCACTAAAGAAGTTCTTAAAAGTAGATAAGAACTCTAGAGTGCTTAGCTCGGTAGAGCGTCACTTTATTGCTAAACCTAAGGCTGATGACCGTAGACAAGACGTAATACATCCGTCTGAAATGGTTAGCGATACTTGGTGCCACCGTGCTCAATACTTTAAACTTATTGGACAAGCTCCTACAACCACAAAAGATAGAGGCGTTAATTTAAAGAAACGTTTAATCTTTGAAGAGGGACATTCCATACATAGGAAATGGCAAGAGATATTCTTTGAATGTGGAACACTATATGGAAAGTGGCATTGCTCCCGTTGTTCTCATGTTATGGTAGGCGTGTCGCCTACCTGCGACCTTTGTGGTTTAAATGATAAGCTAACGTATAAAGAGGTTCCTTTATCTTATGGCCCATACAAGATATCTGGACATGCCGATGGCATTTTAGTTGGATACGAGTCTCCGCTTCTCCTGGAGATTAAATCCATTGGTCAAGGTACATTTGTATGGGAAGACCCTGAGTACGCAAAGTTGCATGACCACGACTTATTTAAAATGTGGGCAGCTTTAGACAAGCCATTTATGAAACATATAAATCAAGCTCAGGTTTATATGAAACTATGTGAGCTAATGGAACTAGAGTTCCAACCTCAAGAAGCTTGTTTTATTTATGAGTTAAAAGCAAATCAAGAGTACAAAGAGTTTATTGTTCCTAAAAGTGATTTCTCAATAAGTCATGTCTTAGAAGCAGCAAAGATGATATCTGAAGCGGTTGACAACAGAGTACCGCCTAAGTGTAATATGGGAGGCTCACAGTGGTGTGGAGAATGCGGAGGATACGATGACCAGCCTGCAGGGTAACGAAAGTTTAAAGATTATTACAGAACTACAAAACAACAATTTAGTTCTTTCTACAAGAGGTTCTGTTGAAAGACCACATATACCTCATGACATTACCGGCATTGATGACGATGAACTTATGGAGCTTTGGGCAAAAGTAAGTTCGTATTCAGACTTTGTTTCAACTCAAGTGGCCTGCGCTCAAATCGATGAGAAGTATGCTGAGAAGAACCTAGAATTAGAAATGGCTAAACTTGAATTGAGTATGCCAAAAGAAACTAAAGAAACCGTATCTAGCAGAAAAGCCAAAATCATTACTAACCCAGGAATAGAAGAACTTCAAGACACCCTATTAACTAGAATGGCTTATAGAAAACTAATGGAAGTAATTGCTTCTAGTTTATCTAAAGACTCTGCCTTGCTTAGTAGAGAACTAACTAGAAGAACCTCATCTGGAGGCTTTAGTGCTCGGACACGTACACTTCTTCCATGATAAAACAGTACGGTAAACCTTTAGAAAACAAAAAGGTTTACTTAGGCATAGATCAGTCTTATACAGGGTTTGCCATATCAGCAATAAATGAAGAAGGTTACTTTGCTACTGTTTATAAACCTGAAAGTAGCGGGATAGATAGGCTGAAAGACCTTCAAGCACATTTAATAGATGCTTTAGTAAACTACGAAATCATAGATGTAGCGATGGAGGGTTACGCCTTTGGTTCACAGATGGCTAATATGTTAGGCGAACTTGGTGGCATGGTTAAACTTACTTTAAGAGACTTTGGCATATACCCGTTGATTGTTCCCCCAACTAACCTAAAGAAGTATGTATGTGGAAAAGGCACAGGTGTTCCTAAGAGCCACATCCTTTTATATGTTTATAAGAAATGGGGAGTTGAAATCCCAGATGATAACGCTGCAGACGCCTATTCTTTAGCTCGTTTAGTAGCAGGTATGCACTCTCTTAGTTATGAAAAAGAGGTATATACTAAACTCCAAGATCCAAAGTTTAGGGAACGATAATGCCAACTTATGAATTTCAATGCGTTGAATGCACCACTACTGGAGCAGTAACTACCTCTATGTATGAGACCGCATCCATGCGGTGCCCACGGTGTCAAAAGAATATGGAAAGGGTTTACTCAGCTCCAGGTTTAATATTTAAAGGTGGCGGTTGGGGTAAAGGTTGATTGATTTAAGGGACAAAGACAACCCGCTCCATGTCTGCGTTTGTGGCTCTACTTTATGGAAAGTTCAAGCCATGTTTGAAGAAGGCGAAATCTCGTTATATATGTTAGATATGGAGTGTGCCCTTTGCGGCACCCTAGCTACCGCTCCAACTCCTATTGATTTTAGTGGGACTAACTAGCTTTAGTTTGATGTAATTGTGGGACGAGAGAC